ACCGGCCCATTTACTATTGATGTACCAACAAATCTAAAAGCTGGCGCAACTTACATGTGGGTCATAACACAGAACGCCGCAGGCAACGGAACCATAGGCTTCCCAGGAAACTTTAAGTTCCCAGCAGCCGGCGGGCATACCTTGACTGCCTCTGCCAATGCCGTTGATGTTCTTACCGCAATATGCACCGACGCATCCGGCGGATCTGAGGTATTACTTGTAGTTGGGCAGGCAGACTTCCGATGAGTCCTCCCTTTCCAATACCTGTTGGCTTTTTTTCTTCTGCCGCAGGCGGCGGAGGCGCTAGCATTGTAACATCAGATTTAGAGTTACATCTTGATGCCGCCGACGCTGCATCTTACGGAGGTTCAGGAACAACATGGTCGGATTTAACATCAAACAACCATGATTTTACTTTCGCTTCTGCACCAAGCCACACAGCATCACCAGGCTTTTTTAACTTTGCATCAAATCAAGCCACAAACTCCGATACAATCAGCATTACTCGTGGAGCTATCGAAGTTTGGTTTCGATGGGACTCCGGCTCTAGCTCTACAGTACCCATTGTAACAGCAACAGGTGGTTGGTTTGCTATGGGAAACGCTACAGGAGCCTTGCCAAGTGAATCAATCGAGTTTAATACTGGCGTATCCGCCGTTATGGATTATTCCAATGGCCACCTCTTTTTTAGAGATAGCACTTGGCATCAATTTGTTGCAGTCATTGATGGCACCGCTAATGTTATTTATGTTGACGGAGCAGCAGTTACCACAACCTTCAGAAGTGGAAGCGCAACATCCACAGGGTTGACAACAGGCTCCTCTCATAGAATAGGCACAAGTGCCGGTGGATTCAACTGGGACGGAGACATATCTATTGTAAGAATATATGATGTAGCCAGCTTTTCCGCATCAGACGTACTGCAAAATTGGAATGCTCAAAAAGCCCGACATGGCAGATAAAAGATTTGGATACTAATTACTATCACTATGAACGTATTTAAAGACAAAGAGTTAAGAGGTTATCTTGGAGCAGGCACCGTATTCTTTTTAGTTATGGGCTTGCTTTTATTCCTAGCCTTCTTCGAAATCCCACAGACCAATAACGATATCTTCAAGGTAATTGTAGGTATGTTAGTCGGCAGCTTGTCCGTTGTTATCTATACTTTTATTGGAAAGAATCCTGAAGAGGTTGCCAACCTAGAAGCAAAGAACGAAGCATTAGACGCCAAGGTAAAGGCTTTATCAGCCGAGAACGATAAGCTTGAGTTAATGTTGAGAGACATACAGAGTGAGGTAATTGACAAGTTGGCTATCACAGGTGAGCACTTCGATTTCACTTACTTAAAGAAACACGAGGAATAAAAATGAAGATTACAAAATCAAGACTTAAGACAATTATCCGAGAAGAGACAATCAAGTTCAAAGAGGGCAAGCAGTCCGAGCTTGAGGCACTTCTTGAGTCCGCAGCAGAGACAGTAGGTTATGAGACACTATGTCGTCTCATGGTTGAAGCACTTGGCGTTGTGAAAGCAACAAGCATCCTTACAGAGGCAACAACAGACTCAGAGGGATCTTGAGGAAAGGCTAAGAGTGCGAGATGGCCTCTCCTAAAACAAAGCAAGAGATATTAAAAGAGATAGTAAAGTCAGGCAAAGACCCGGCTTATTTCTTGAACAACTACGCTAAAATATCTCACCCAATTGAAGGGACAATCCCCTTTAGAACATACGATTACCAATCAGATCTTCTAGGACAGTTCAACGAAGAGAGATTCAATATTATATTGAAAGCTAGGCAGCTTGGTATCTCAACAGTTGTCGCTGGATATGTTACTTGGATGATGTTATTTCATCGTGACAAGAACGTAATCGTAATGGCAACAAAGTTTAGCACCGCAGCTAACCTTGTAAAGAAAGTTAAGAGCCTAGTAAAGAGCGTACCAAAGTGGATGCAGATATCAACCATCTCGGTTGACAACAGAACTTCCTTCGAGCTATCCAATGGTTCTCAAATTAAAGCAACCTCAACCTCCGCAGATGCCGGACGTTCAGAAGCCCTGTCTTTACTAGTTCTTGATGAGGCAGCGCACATTCAAGGCTTAGATGAACTATGGACAGGTCTTTATCCTACCCTATCGACTGGTGGTCGTTGTATCGCCCTTTCTACGCCTAACGGTGTAGGAAACTGGTTCCACCAAACATATATAGATGCTGATGAGGGTAGCAATGATTTCAAACCAGTTAGGCTCCCTTGGGATGTCCATCCAGATAGAGATATTGAATGGTTTAAAAAAGAAACAAAGAATATGTCTCAAAGGCAGATTGCCCAAGAGTTGGAGTGTAACTTTAACATGTCCGGTGAGACAGTTGTCCATCCAGAGAATCTGACCACTATGGAGTCTATTGTGTGTGATCCAAAATATAAAGCAGGGTTTGATAGAAACTTTTATATATGGGAGGACTACACACCGGAAGCCTCTTATATGATGGTCGCTGACGTTGCCCGAGGTGACGGACGAGACTTCTCAGCGTTTCATATATTAAACGTAGAGACAATGACACAAGTGGCAGAATACCAAGGCAAGGTTGAGCCAGATATGTATGCAGACTTCCTATACGACGCCGGCAAACAATACGGTGGTTGTATGCTTGTTGTAGAGAATAATAATATTGGATATTCTGTTTTGAGTAAATTGCAAGATAAGGGTTATCCAAATTTATACTTCTCTGCCAAGGGAACTCACGAATATCTAGATCCTGTTAACGCACAGTATACGTCTAAATCTGTCGCAGGCTTTACCACATCAGCAAAGACTAGACCACTAATAGTATCAAAGTTGGAAGAATTCATCAGAAATCAACTACTTAATATTAATTCTACTAGACTATTGAATGAATTAAAAACTTTTGTATGGAATAACGGAAAGCCGGAAGCTATGCAGGGATACAATGATGACCTTGTAATGTCGATGGCAATAGCCTGCTGGGTAAGAGACACAGCACTATCAAACACGCATCGAGACGCAGAATACAGCAAGGCTATGCTAAACTCAATGAAATCAAGTAAAAGAGAACTTAACACAAACATCAAAGGTATGGTAGGATATAATTCGAGTAGCCAAAAACACGCAAAAGAAATTGAGCAGATGAAAGAATTTTTTTGGCTTTATAAAGGATAAACTAAATGGCTGATCAAAATAAAAACCCAAAGAATGCACAGTCGCCTTTGTTTAAGAGACTAACCAGATTATTTTCTGGACCAATTGTAAACTATAGACAACAAAACGTAAGACGCAGCAAGAAGGGTTACGTTGACAATTACGGAAGCCGCTTTGCTTCCGCCTCTGGACAGAAGTTCCAGAAAGCAAGCTACAGCCCATTTGACAACTTAAACACTCAGTATATGTCCAATCAGGTCCGTGCCGAGCGTTATGCAGATTTTGAGCAGATGGAATACACTCCAGAGATTGCTTCATCCTTAGACATTTATGCCGATGAGATGACAACCTCAAATAAGATTCAGCCGCTTTTGACGATTGATTGCTCCAATGAGGAAATCAAGTCTGTTCTTTCTATTCTTTACCATCAGGTATTAAATGTAGACTTTAATCTTTTTGGATGGTCCCGCACGATGTGTAAGTACGGAGACTTTTTTCTTTATCTAGATATCGACGAAGAAGCTGGCATTAAAAGCGCCATCGGACTTCCTGCTCAAGAGCTTGAGAGAATGGAAGGCGAAGATCCAACCAACCCAAACTACACACAGTATCAGTGGAACACTGCCGGTATAACTTTTGAGAACTGGCAGGTTGCACACTTTAGAATTTTAGGTCACGACAAGTATGCTCCATATGGATCTTCTGTCCTTGAACCAGTAAGAAGAATCTGGAGGCAGTTAAACCTTGTAGAGGATGCGATGATGAGCTACAGAATCGTCAGAGCCCCAGAACGCAGAGTTTTCTACATTGATGTCGGAAACATCGCACCAAACGATGTTGAGCAGTACATGCAAAAGGTAATGACTCAGATGAAGCGCAACCAAGTCGTTGACTCGGCTACAGGAAGAGTAGACCTTCGCTATAATCCAATGAGCGTAGACGAAGATTACTTCCTGCCAGTTCGTGGAGAATCAACAACAAGAATTGAAACTCTCCCCGGTGGAAACAATGCAACAAGCATTGACGACGTAAAGTATCTTCGTGACAAGTTGTTTTCTGGACTTAAGGTTCCACAATCATACCTTTCTCGTGGGGAGGGTGCTGATGAAGACAAGACAACACTCGCTCAGAAAGACATTCGCTTCGCAAGAACAATTCAAAGACTCCAGAGGTCAGTCATCTCTGAACTAGAAAAGATTGGCATTATCCATCTTTATAC